GGTGGGGGCCGTGCTGTGGTGCGGGGGTGGCGGCGCGCAGTAACACTGTTCCAGACATACGCCACCACAAACCGTCAAACAGTGCCAATCCGCAACCCTCGGCACACCAACACCGCCTGCGCGGCGCCAAGAGAAAGCTCCTGCACATCGCCAAGAAAGGGCGCCTGCACAGCGACAAGACACGTTATGCAGAAAACGCATTTCCCCAGCCCGTGCAAAAGCACCCCCGGGGGTACCAAAAAACAAAGGCGGTTATTTGTAAAACGCATAAAAAAGCCCCCGTGCCTTTCGACGCGGGGGCAAGAGCTTTGAGGCTCACCCAGGAGAAGCAATGCTGCAACGAACCACCGTTGCCCCACTACCGCCCTCAGTGTACACTTTGTGCAACTTTCGAGGTATCCCCCTCGCGCACAGATGTTCGACGACCTCCTATCCATCAAAGTTGAGCCCTTTGACGCCAGCACCACAGTGCCGGTCAGCAAAGCGACGCCCGACCAAATCCTCGAAGCACAGACGGCAACCGCCAACCTGTTCGCCGACCTCGGGGTGCCAAGTGACGATGAGATCGACGCGCGCATGCAGACGCAGGACGCCCGCAGTGCATTCACCGCGCTGAACTTCAGCCCGGACACGGACACCCAGAAGGTGGCGCTCACAAAACTCAAGACCCCTGAAGCTGTGCAGCACCTCGTCGGTATGCTCACGCAGTACGACTGGGAGTTTGTCGAGCAGGCCAAACACCTGCGCGGGTACATCGTCTCAAAGCTGGTCGAGGAAACTTCCCACCCAGACGCACGCATCCGCCTCAAGGCGTTGCAAATGCTGGGCAACGTCACCGAAGTCAAGCTGTTCACCGAGCGTGTCGAGATCAAGAAGATCGACGCCAACGAGGACGAACTCAACGAGCGCCTGCAAGAGAAGCTGCGCAGTTTCCTGGCGCCCACTGTCGTGTCAGAAATACCCCGTGAAAGCTCAGAATGAACATCGTAGTATTAGACGCCGCAAAAAACGCGAAGGTCCACGAAGCGCTGAATATTCTCGACGCACTGCGCGAAGACGTTTTGCATGGGCGGGTTGCGGCTTTCGCTGCTGTTGGTATCGCTGAAGACGACACAACGTACATGTACACATCCAGCACCAAGAGCGTCAGCCGTTTACGAGTTATTGGTGCTATAGCCCACCTCGGTCATTCGTACTCACACGGGGAGTGATTTGAGCCTCAACCTCGAACACCTGACGCCAGCGCAGATACAGCAGCTCATAGCGCGCATACCCGAGCTGCCGACGGCCGAGAAGGTGCAGCTGCTGGAGGAGCTGGAGGCGTTCGACGTCAAGAACGCGCGCCGCCGCGCCCGTGAAGACTTCATTGTCTTCTGCCACAGGGTGTACCCCGGGTTCAAGGAAGGCGCCCACCACCGCCACATGAGCCCGCTGCTGCACGACATGGCGCAGCCCAGCGACAGTTGGGGTGAAGAGGGCCCACCGCCTTGGGCGCTGCGGATGACGGTGTCGATGGCGCCGCGCTTCGGCAAGTCAGAGTTCATCGCGTACCTGTACGTGGCGTGGTACCTGGGGCACAACCCGAGCCATCAGGTGATGATGGTGACGCACACCGAGGACTTGTCGTCCAGCTTCGGTAAGAAAGTGCGCGACCTCATCGACAGCCCTGAGTATCAAGCCATTTTTGAGAATGCTGTGCAGGTGTCGAGAGACAAGAGCGCAGCAGGCAACTGGACAACAACAAAGGGCGGCGTATACTTGGCGTTGGGTGTTGGCGGTGCTGCAGCAGGTAAAGGTGCGCACCTGCTCGTTATTGATGACGCCGTATCCGAACAGAGCGTGCTGTATGGCAACCCCGAGACAGCCTTCTCGCAGGCGTGGGACTACGTACAGGTTGGCCCACTACAACGCCTGATGCCGGGAGGCAAAATCATCATGATTGGGACCCGGTGGGGGCGCCGGGACCCCATCGCCAGGGCCATCCAGTGGTCCAAGGACAAAGCCGACGAAGGTGCGTTGCCATGGCACGAAGTGCGCTTCCCCGCCGTCATGGAGGTCGAACGCGACGGCGAGCAGACCATGGTGTCCCTGTGGCCAGAGCAGTGGCCGCTGAAGGAGCTGATGGCCAAGAAGGCCAACATGCGCCCCCAGTTCTGGTCTGCACAGTACCTGCAGGAGCCCACGAACGAGGCGGCCGCGCTGATCAAGCGCGAGTACTGGAACTTGTGGACAAGGCCAAAACCGCCCGAGATCGACTACGTCATCCAGACCTGGGACACTGCGCACGAAACCAAGACGCGCAACGACTACAGCGCCTGCACGACATGGGGTGTGTGGCACAACGAAGATCGTGAGCGCAGCGAGATCATCTTGCTGGACTACTGGAAAGGCCGCGTCGAGTACCCCGAGCTGAAGAGAAAGGCTCTGGAGCTGTACAACGAGTGGAAGCCAGAAGACCTCATCATTGAGAAGAAGGCCGCTGGCGCGCCGCTGATCCAAGAGTTGCGCCGGATGCAGATGTTCGTCATGGAGGTCAACCCCTCACGTGGGCGCGCCGGCATGAGTAACGACAAGTACGCCAGGACGAACGCCGTCACCGCTGTTTTTGAAGACGGCTTGGTGTGGGTGCCGGACAACAAGTGGGGCCGCGAGATGATCGAGGTGTGTGCGGACTTCCCCAACGGCGAGTTCGATGACCCAGTCGACTGCCTCGTAGCGGGTACGCAAATACTCATGGCAGACGGTACGAGCAAGAACATAGAGCACATAGCGGCGGGGGAGTATGTACACACCCCCGAAGGCCCCGCCAGAGTGCGCATGTCTTGCTGCACAGGGTTTCAAACAACGTATGTACTGCAAGCAGGCGGGTTTTCCATCGAAGCTACGGCCAACCACCCCGTAGCAACTACAAGAGGATGGGTCCAAATGCAGAGCGTGAGAACTGTTGATACAATAAAAACCGTATCAACTAAGGAGCCGTCATGGTCCGTAAAGAAGTCGTCGTTTTTCAGGGCAGGCGGTACAACCGCTACCCAGATTCAAAAAACAAAGCGCATCGAAGGTACTTTAGTCGCGGCGGGGGTAAAGGTCTTTTACACCGGGATGTGTGGGCTGCTGCAAACGGGCCTATCCCTGATGGGTTTGATGTGCACCACCGAGACAGCGACTACAACAACAACGCCCTTGAGAATCTGGAGATCATCGAACGAAAAGCACACCAGAGGCAGCACGCTGAACACACCAGAGGTAAGTGCTCCGAAGAGCAAAGGCAGCATCTCGAAAGAGTCAGGAACAAAGCGTCCGCGTGGCACGCGAGTGCAGAGGGTCGTGCATGGCATGCGCAAGTTACTGCCAAAAACTTTGCAAAAGGTGGTGTTGCGCATGCAGCACGGGCTGCCGAACTTGAAGCGCGCAGGGCCAACCCACACCGTCTCAAATGTGTTATTTGTTCTACAGAGTTTTCTGCGCTGCGTAGCACCGCTCGGTTTTGCAGCGGGACGTGCGTCAGTAGAAACCATCGAGCGAAAAAGCGCGAAAAAGATGGTCTTTAACCTAAGCGTTGACAGCGCACAGTGTTTTTACGCTAACGGAGTGCTGACACACAACTGCGCCGTGATGGCTATGGAGCGCTTTCGTCGTGGCGGTTTTATAAGACTGTCCACCGACGAGGAGGAAGACGATAATGCGGCACCACCCCCAGCGGAATACTACTGATTGAAGGACTGACTGACATGGCCACATACCCGAACGTAGAGCGTAGCCTCCAAGAAGGTGACTTCCCAGACGTGCCTGGAGCCGAGGACGAAGCGTCGATGGTGATCACTGTGGCCCCTGACGGCGCCATGATCGAGCTGGAAGACGGGTCGATGGTCATTGAGCTGGGGGAAGGCGACGCCCAACCGCTCGGGGACGAGGTGTTCACTGCGAACTTGGCGGAGTTGTTGCCCGAGGTGACGCTCACGACGTTGGCGCAGCAGGCCGTCTCCGACGCGGAGGACGACGAGAACGCGCGCCAGGACTGGGAGCAGCTCATGAAGGACGGGTTGAAGCTGCTGGGCCTGAAGTATGAGGAGCGCACGACGCCCTGGGCTGGAGCCAGCGGTGTGCACGACCCGATGCTCATCGAGGCGGTGGTGCGGTTCCAGTCTGAGACGATCATGGAGACGTTCCCCTCCGGCGGCCCGGTGCTGACGAAGGTGATCGGCAAGGACACCCGCGAGAAGACCGAGGCGGCCAACCGCGTGCGGGCGGACATGAATCACACGGTGACAGACCGCATGGCGGAGTTCCGTGACGAGCATGACCGCATGCTGTTCAGCTTGCCGGCCATGGGCTGTGCCTTCAAGAAGGTCTACTACGACATCGTGCGTAAACGCCCTGTGTCGATGTTTGTCTCGGCCACGGAGATGCTGCTGCCCTACGGCGCCACCAACGTGCGCAGCGCCGAGCGCGCCACGCAGATCATTCGGTACACGAAGAACGACGTCACACGGTATCAGAACAACGGGTTCTTCTTGAAGGAAGACATGGGTGAGCCCATGCGCGCGACGCGCGACACTGACCAAGCGAAGGACGACATCGCGGGCGTGGACGACATCCATGACGAGCGGTTCACGTTCTACGAGCAGCACGTCGAGCTGGACCTTGAGGGTCTGGACACGCAGGCGGGTGAGGGGCCGTGCCCGTACGTGCTCACCGTGTGTAAGGACACGGGGAAGACCATGGCACTGCGCCGGGGCTGGCGCCAGGACGACACCACCTACACCCGTGCCAGCAGCTTCGTGCAGTATGACTACGTCCCCGGCATCGGGCCGTATGGCCTCGGGTTGTTCCATCTGATCGGTGCGTACGCACGCGGGGGGACGTCTATTCTGCGCCAGCTCATCGACGCAGGTACTTTGGCCAACTTGCCCGGCGGCCTGAAGGCCAAGGGGCTGCGGATCAAGGGTGACGACACGCCGATCCGTCCGGGCGAGTTCCGTGACGTGGATGTCGGTGGCGGCACGGTGCGCGACAACATCATGCCGCTGCCGTACAAGGAGCCCAGCGCGGTGCTCGCAGCCCTGCGCGCGACGCTGTCGGAGGAGGCACGACGTATCCCAGGCACGCTGGACCTGAAGGTGGGGGACATGTCGTCCCAGGCGCCGGTGGGCACCACCCTGGCGTTGATCGAGCGCCAGCTTAAAGTGATGACGGCCGTGCAGGCCCGCACGCACAAGAGTCTGAAGGAAGAGTTCGGGATTATCAAGCGCCTTGTGGTCGAGCACGAAGGCGAGCTGCCGTACACCTACGACCCTGAGGTCGGCGATCGGTTTTTGCGCAGCAAAGACTACGCCATGGTGGACGTCATACCGGTGAGCGACCCCAGCGCGGCAACGATGACCCAGCGTATGGTCCAGTACCAAGCGGCGGTACAGCTGTCTCAGCAGGCTCCTGACGTCTACGACCGCCCGCTGCTGCACCGCACGATGTTGGAGGTGATTGGCATCAAGAATGCCGACAAGCTGGTGCCTTTGAAGGACGACCTGAAGCCCATCGACCCGGTGGCGGAGAACATGCGGGTGCTTAAAGGCGAGCCAATCAAGGCGTTTCGCCATCAAGACCATGCGGCACACATCGCGGTGCACATGGCGGCGATGCAGGACCCCGTGCTGATGCAGGCCATCGGGCAGAACCCGCAGGCACAGACCATGATGGCCCAGGCCCAGGCACACATCGCCGAGCACATCGGGTACCAGTACCAGCAGCAGATCGAGGCCGAGCTGGGCGTTGCGCTGCCCCCAGAAGGCGACGACATGCCTCCAGAGGTCGAGGTGGCGCTGGCAGGGCTCATGGCGCGTGCTGCGCAACGCCTGTTGCAACGCAATCAGCAGCAAGCCGCACAGAAGCAGGCCGAGCAACAGGCACAAGACCCCGTCATGCAGCTGCAGATGCGCGAGGCAGATCGAAAAGACCGCGAAGTGGCCATCAAGGAGCAACTGGCACAGGCCAAGATCGCAGGCGACGCGGACCGCATCAAGGTGCTGGAGCAGCAGCTGCAAATCAACGCGGCAAAAAGTGCCGACGAACTCCGCCTGCGCGAGCAACAGCAGGTTGCCCAACAGGAGATTGCGGAGCAGAACGCGATCATCAATGCCGCGAAGGTTGGCGTCATGGGGCGGGCCCAGGATCAGGCGGTGTTGCAGGGCGACCGCGAGGCGGCTTTCCGCTTGATGGAGTCGGTGCGCAGCAGTGCCGCCACGAACAACGCCGGGGAGAGCCGTGATGCTGGCTGACGAAGCCCTGCGCCGGGCGCTCAAGAACCTCGCGGAGACGCGACAGTCGAAAGTCAACGCCGTCGTTGCAGGCAGCTGCGATGCCGGCGCGTACAAGCTCATTTGCGGGGAGATTCACGGCCTCGACCTCGCAATTGATGAAATTAAGGCCGTGCTACAGAAAGCTGAGGAAGAAGATGGCAATGATGACTGAGCAAGGAATCCTGCTACCCAGCGGGATGGTGCTGCCCCCAGGAATGTCGGCTCCCAAGGCGGTCCCTCAGACCGACGAGGAGTTCGAGAACACGCCGATGGAGCAACGCGGCAAGCAAATCCCGACCCCTGTCGGATACAAGTTGCTGTGCGCCATCCCACAAGCCGATGACACGTTCGAGAACTCGAACATCATCAAGGCCGACGTGGTCAAGCGCAACGAAGAAATCGGCACCACGGTGTTGTTCGTGTACGCCATGGGCCCCCAGGCATACCAAGACCCGGACAAGTTCCCCGAAGGCCCCTGGTGCCAAGTCGGCGACTTCATTCTGGTGCGGACCTACACGGGCACCCGCTTCAAGATTCGCGGGACCGAGTGGCGCCTGATCAACGACGATCAGGTTGAAGCCGTTGTACAAGACCCGCGCGGAATCACCCGCGCAGCCGCATAAGGAGCCCGATATGCCACGCACGAACGACGATTTTGATCTGGACTTCGACAGTCCTGATGACGACCTGCTGCTGCCAGAGCCCGAAGGCGACGACACATCGGTGGAGATCGAGGTTGTTGACGACACCCCCGAACGCGACCGCAACGCACGCCCCCTGGAGCGTGAGCTGGTGGAGCCGACCGAGGAGGAACTGGCCTCCTACGGCGACAAGACGCGCAAGCGCATCAATGAGCTGACGCACGCCCGCCACGACGAGCGCCGCAAACGCGAGGCGCTGGAGCGTGAGCATCAAGCGGCCCTGGCCTTCATGGAGCGCACCCGCCGCGAAAACGAGCAGCTGCGACAAACGCTGAACGAAGGTGCCAAACAGTTTGGCGACATGACTGTGCAGGCCGCCGAAGCACAACTGGAAACCGCGCGCGAGCAGCTGCGCAAGGCCAGCGAAGCCTTTGATACCGAGGGCATCATCAAAGCGCAGGAAGCACTCACTGACGCCAAGATTGAGCTGGGCCGTGCAAAAACATTCAAGGCACCCTCTGTACAACCGGCCGAAGTTGGTGTACAAACGGACCAAGGCAGTGTCCAGCCGGCAGCGTTGCACCCCAAGACGCAGCAGTGGCTCGACAAAAACCCGTGGTTTACCTCCAGGGACCATGCGCCTGAAGCCAGCTACGCACTTGGGCTGCACAACCAACTCGTGCAATCGGGCTATGACCCGCGTTCAGATGAGTACTTCGCCGAGCTTGATGCACGGATGCAGTCCAGTTTCCCAAAGCTGTACGCACGTCGCGCAGCCGGTGCACCAGATACGGCGAACAGCCGTCAGACACCACCAGCAGGATCAGTCGTGGCTCCCGTGACGCGCACAGCGGCCGGAAAGCAGCGTGTTGTGCTGACGCAAGCCCAAGTGGCGCTCTGTAAAAAGCTCAACATCACACCCCAGCAGTACGCTGCTGAACTTGCAAAAGGAGTCTGAAATGGCCACACGTCAACCCCGCGAGATGGACGCTCGTGCGAATGCAATGCGTGACGAGTTCATGCCCCCTGACCTGCTCCCAACACCGAACCCAGAACCGGGGTTCCGGTTCCGCTGGATTGCCACGCACAACCAAGGCGAGGCACAGCCCACCAACGTGTCTCGCAAGATGCGTACAGGTTGGGTGCCAGTACGGGCCGAGGACCACCCGGAGCTGATGGTGGGCAAGAGCGGAAACGTCGAGATCAGCGGACTCATGCTTTGCAAGATGCCCGAAGAAAGCGTTGTGGCGCGGGCACGCTACTACGACAACCGCGCTGCGCAGCAGATGCAGTCTGTCGACAGCAGCTACATGAATCAAAACGACCCTCGCATGCCGAAGTTCCGGAAAAGTAAAACTTCCGTCAGCCGAGGCAGCGAATTTGGTAACGGCAACTGAAACGGAGGCTTAAATGTCCCAAACTGCAGCACCTTACGGGCTTCGCCCGGTACGTCGTGTCGACGGCATGCCCTACGCGGGCGCTATCGAGACTTTCGAGATCAACCCTGCCGGCACGGCCACCAACATCTTCACGGGCAGCATCGTGGCGTTGGACACCAACGGCTACGTCGTGCTGGTGACGGCCACCGGTGCCGACGCCACGACCAACGCGTTCCCGGCAGGCACCATCGGTGTTGCAGTGGGCTTTGAGTTCGTCAACGCCCAGGGTCAGTTGATCCACTCCCCGTACTACCCCGCCAGCTACGCAGCCCCCACCGGCACACGTATCAAGGCGATGGTGATCGCGGATTCCAACGTGATTTTCCAAGGCCAGATGGACGGCACCGCCGCACAGGCTGCCTTGGGCGCCAACACCTTCCTTGCCGCCGCGCAGAGCACCAGTACGGGCAACGTCCGCACTGGCAACTCGACTGTTGCGCTGGAGTCCACCGTGCAGACCGCCGCTGCGGCTTTCCGTATCGTGGGTTTTGCCACCGCCCCGGGCGACAACTTCACGGACGTGCTGGTCAAGTTCAACCCTGGCCAGCACAGCTACCTCAACGCCGTCGGTATCTAAGGAGCACACACCATGGCAATCACTCGCGCACAGATGCTCAAGCAGCTGATCCCCGGCCTCAATGCGCTTTTCGGCTTGGAGTACAAGAAGTACGCCGAAGAACACACGGCCATCTTCGAGACGGAGTCGTCCGACCGCAGTTTTGAAGAAGAAACCAAGCTGGGCGGTTTTGCAGCCGCACCGGTGAAGGCCGAGGGTCAGGCGATGGCCTACGACAACGCACAGGAAGCGTTCACCTCGCGGTACACCCACGAGACGATCGTGCTGGGCTTTGCCATCACCGAAGAGGCGATGGAGGACAACCTGTACGCGTCGCTGTCGGCCCGCTACACCAAGGCGCTGGCCCGCGCCATGGCTCACACCAAACAGGTGAAGGCCGCTGCGGTGCTGAACAACGGCTTCAACGCAGCCTTCCCCGGTGGTGACGGTGTGGCCTTGTTCTCGACGGCACACCCGCTGCTCGAAGGCACGGTCAACTCCAACACCCTGGCGGTGGCCTCGGACCTCAACGAGACGGCTCTGGAGAACGCGCACATCCAGATTTCGCAGTGGACCGACGAGCGCGGCTTGCTGATCGCAGCCCAGCCCAAAAAGCTGATCATCCCGACGCAGCTGCAGTACGTGGCGCAGCGTCTGATGAAGACCGAGCTGCGTGTCGGCACCTCCGACAACGACATCAACGCGTTGAAGTCGATGGGTGCGATTCCGCAGGGCACCGCAGTCAACCACTACCTGACCGACCCCGATGCGTGGTTCCTGTCGACCGACATCCCCAACGGCATGAAGCATTTTGTGCGCGTGGGCATGAAGACCGGATCGGACACCGACTTCGATACCGGCAACGTCCGTTACAAAGCCCGCGAGCGCTACTCCTTCGGGTTCAGTGACCCGTTGGCCATGTTCGGCTCCCCCGGCGCGTAAGCCGAGACACTTTGAGAAACCCGCTTCGGCGGGTTTTTTCTTTGCACGACACAGGGGCAGTGACATAATGGCAGCAAGCCCGGGGCATCAAATCAGCGCTGCAGACCGACCCGGCGGGCACCATGCAGACTACAGCGCTCAACGCATGATTGGATTACACAATGGGACTGGCAACATTCAGCGGACCTCTGCGCGTCGGTGACGTCAAAGAAGGTTCAGGCAGCAACCTCGGCACTGTGGTGCTGGCGCAGACGTACGACTCTGGCAGCCTTGCCGGAGCGATCCAGGGCAACTACGACGTGCAGATGGGCACCGTGCCTGCCAACGCGCAGATCATCGACATCAAGGTCGACCAAGTCGTGGAGGCCACCACGGGTACTACCACGGTGTCTGTCGGCACGGCCTCTGGGGGTGCGCAGCTCATGGCCGCTGTGGCCACCACCGCAGGCGGCGAGTTTCGCGGTACGGCAACGGCCGCCACGCAGCTGGCGCGACAAGTCGGTGCAGCCGATCAAGCCATCTGGGTCCGCAACGTGGTGGGCACTGCGACGCTGGGCGCAGGCCGTTTCGTCGTCACTGTCACCTACGTGCAGCGATGATCGGCGCCAAGTACACGCCACCGGAGCCGCCTAAGCCGGCTCCGGCCAAGAAAAAGCCAACACCGAAGGGGTGATACATGACCAAACCGGCTTACCGCACAGCGGACGCCACGGTGTCCGCTTTCGACGCCCGTACGGTGACGCTCAGTGACGCCACCGAAATCCCGCCCACACGAGCGCTGTATATTGGCGGCTCGGGCAACTTGAAGGTGACGATGGCCTACGGAACGGAGGTCACTTTCACCGGGCTGGCAGCGGGCAGCATCCTGCCTGTGCAGGCCACCAAGTGCTGGTCCACCGGCAGCACCGCCACGTTCGTTATCGCCCTGTACTGATATGCAAATCACCGCACTTTCACTGGCCCTGACGCGTGCGGGGATGCAAAAGTTCGCTCCAAACCAGCTTTTTTTGGCGGGTGCGCAGGGCGTTTGGTACGACCCCAGCGACCTGAGCACCCTATTCCAAGATTCCGCAGGCACAACGCCTGTCACTGCTGTTGAGCAGCCTGTTGGGTTGATGCTGGATAAGTCCGGGAACGGTAACCACGCCTTTCAGGCCGCCGTGATTGACAGACCGATTCTGAGGCAAGACGCTGGAGGGCGTTACTACCTCGCAGCCAACGGAACAAATACTTGGATGCAGACCAACAGCATCGACTTCACCGCAACGGATAAGGTGACGGTGTTTGCTGGGGTGCGGAAGCTGAGTGATGCTGCTACTGGGTTTTTTGCCGAATTAAGTCCTTCAGGTACAGAAAACAACGGAGCATTTGTGATCGTGGCCCCGAGTACTGATGGTGCAAATTCGTACAGATTTGTCAGTCGAGGGACGGAAGTTGCTAATGCGGGTACGGGTGTTTTTGTGGCTGCCCCGGATAGCTCCGTTTTAACCGGATATGGGAATATTTCTGCTGACACTTGCTTACTGAGAAGAAACGGTGTTTTGGTGGAATCGGTAACTACAAACCAAGGGACAGGCAACTACGGCAACCACGCCCTTTACCTATTCCGCCGTGGTGGCACCATCTACCCATTCAACGGCAATTTCTACGGTCTGGTTATCCGTGGGGCACTGACAAGTGACGCGCAGATCGCCAGCATGGAGCGCTGGCTTGCTCCGAAAACCGGAGTGACCATCCCATGACCGAATGGACCAACCGCACGCTGATCGTGTCCGACGAACAAGTCGAGTTCGCCCGCCTGCTGACCGCAACGATTGCAGGCCCGTCCGGCGCAGGCATGTGGACAACGCCACTGTCACCCACCGGCGAGATGCCTGCTACGCACTGGATCAGCTCCGGGCTGATTGACCAGCAGTTTGCCGCCCTGTTGCCACTTGCCGAGTACCCGGCTGACAGCGACCCCGTGCACACCCCAGGCCAGCCCGAGGTCTGCGCACACCTTGCCACCGAGGCCGGAATGACCGTGACTGCTGCGCAAGTGGCCGCGCTGTTCGCAGCCTCTGACGTGACCACCGAGGACGCGCAGACAGCCATGGCCCGCATGGGTTTGATGATCGCCAGCCCAACCGAAAGCCAAGAATGACCCGCGTTCGCCTGCTTCTGCAAAAAAGACCCGGCTTCGGCCCCGTCGGCTGGCTTGCGCACATCGTGACAGTGCTGGTGCTGAGCCTGCGCTACATGCGCTGGTGCCCGTACAGCCATGCGGAGCTTGAGATTGACGGCGTGTGCCACAGCAGCATGACAGACCAAGGCGTTCGCGCCGCGCGCCTGCCTATCGACAGCACATTCCGACCGTATGACGCACCCGCCGTCAACGCCACGTATGCCCTGCGCGCGTTCGACGCCATCAAGCACATGGGCTACGACTGGCTAGGCGCCGTCTGGTGGGGCTTCCCGTGGGCAAGGCATCGCCCTGGCCGCATGTCGTGCTTTGAGTGCGTGGCCGAAATGATGGGCATGCCCGACCCACACAAGCAAGGCCCGTTCGAGCTGATCGCATGGGCACAAAACGGGCGTGTCACCGCCTGATAGAAACCAGGGAGCTGTGCTTGAATACAGGAAAACCACCGCCATACGACGGAGAAGAGCGGCGCAGATATCCCCGACGCACGTCTGACGATGACGTGGAGCGGCTGGAGCGGCTGGTTCGCGAGATGCCGCAGCTGACGCCAGAAGAGCACAAGCTGTTGAAAGACGTGCTTGATGCTTACAGAGGGTGGCAAGTGCTGGGCAAAGCGGCGAAGTTGCTGGTGGTGTTTCTTGCGGGTGTGTCTGCCGTGGCGGTGGCCGGCGGGCACATCAAAGACGCGCTGAGGAGCTGGTTGTTATGAACAGGTTGAAGTCGATGTTGTTGGGCCGCGCGGCCTTTCTGGCTGGCGTGCTGTGGCTCTCTGCCCTGACAGTCTCTCAGGCATGGCCGTCATCGTGGTGGATGGATGTGCAGTCCGTGCGCGTTGCAGACGGGCGAGTTGGTCAACCCGTGATCATGTACGTCCAGCGGGAGATCAAACGCGACTTCACCGCCACCTGGGGCGTTTCCGTGCGCCAGCTTTCCGAAGGCAAGACCTTCATCGCGTGCGCACAGAGTGCGGTCGCGGACTACCGTAGAGGAACAGACCTGCCCGAGGTTGTCACGCTGGGGTGGTGGAGCAATGGCCGGTGCGAGACGCTGCCCGCTGGGGTGTACGTGCTGCAGACCACCTGGCAGATTCACGGCACCGGCCTGCTCCCCGCGAAGACTGTGCATTCAACCAGCAACCCGTTCAAGGTGTCGTGATGCAAATATCCAAAAAGGGGCTTGACCTTATCAAGCAGTTTGAAGGGCTGAAGTTGACGGCATACTTGTGCCCGGCAGGTGTACCGACCGTCGGCTACGGAACCACAAAAGGCGTTACCCCTGAAGACGTGCGCCGCAAGCGAACCATCACAAACGTTGAGGCCGAGGCCAAGCTGATGGAGGACTTGGTGGAGTACGAGGTGGGTGTGCTCAAAAACTGCGCCCGTGCACCCAACCAGCACCAGTTTGATGCCATGGTGTGCTTCGCTTTCAACATCGGTGTGGCGGGGTTCCGCTCCAGCACAGTCTGCAAAGCACACAACCGTGGCGACGACCAAGCTGCATCGCGGGCCTTTGGGTTGTGGAACAAGGCCACGGTCAACGGCAAGAAAGTGGTGCTGGCGGGTCTGACCCGGCGCCGTGCTGCAGAAGCTGCGCTGTACCTGGAGCCCATGCCGGAAGCGATGGAAGAACCCATGCCACAAGAGGTGGAGCCCGAGCGGCCCATGACGGCCAGCACGATCAACCGAGCCAGTGTTGTCGCCGGGGGCACCGCTACGGTAGCCACGGTGGCCGAGGTTTTGCAATCCGTGAACGAGGTGAAAGATGGCGTATCTCAGTTGGAGAATTGGCTTGTCCCTGCCTTATTGGTCGCTGTTGTCGTTCTGGCCGGGTACATCGTCTACGAGCGCGTCAAGCAACGGTCTGGGGGCTGGGCCTGACCCCGACGAAGTACCGGATGCCGACGATTCGAGCGTGACGCCATGATCAGCATTCGATACAGCATCATTGCCATCGCTGGAGTAGGTTTGGCTGGCGCCATGTACGGGTGGCAAGCCGAACGCACCGCACACGCCAACACAAAAGCCGCCCACGCTGAGTACATCGCCACAGCAGAGCGCACCGCCCACGAACTGAGCGAACGCAACCGCACCACCGAACAGGAGCTACGAAATGCCCAAGACAAGCACGCCGCCGAAGCCGCAGCCCTTCGTGTCATGGCCGACCGCAATCGTGTTGCTGCTGCTGTTGCTGGTAAGCGGTTGCAAGACGCTGCCGCAGACGCCGCCGAGCGTGCCCGTGCGCAGTGTGCAGATACCACCGTTGCCGAGCTACGCGATCCAGCCGGAGATCCCGCCCGATTGCTCGCCGTCGTGCTTGGAGAAGTTGACAGGTTTGCGGGAGAAGTGGCTGCGCATGTTGATGACGCCAGAGCCGCAGGGCTTGCCTGCCAGCGGGAACACAACGCAGCCCGTGAAGCCTTGAACCGCACCGACAGCATACCGTGAGAACCGAACATGGCCAAAACACCTGCATGGCAACGCAAAGAGGGGCAGTCTGAGAAAGGCGGCCTCAACGCCAAAGGGCGCGCAAGCTACAACAAGGCGAACCCAGGCAAACCAGGGTTGAAGCCCCCCGCACCGAACCCCAAGACGTCAGCGGACGCCGCACGCCGCAAGTCCTTCTGCGCGCGGTCTGCGGGCCAGGCCAAAATGTTCCCCGAGGCGGCAAAAGACCCCGAGAGCCGTCTGAATAAAGCACGACGCGCCTGGAAGTGTTGAGGGGTACCGGCCAGAGGCAATTCCGCGTAACATCACAGCCATCCACGAAAGGTCTCACATGAAAAAAGAACTCCCTGCGTTCATGCTGAAAGGCAAAGACGCCAAGAAGAAACCAGCGGGCAAAATGGCCCCTCCGTTCGGCAAGAAGCCGCCTGCCAAAAAGAAGTAAGCCATGAGCCTGTCCGGCACCACCGACTTCAACATGGACCTCGCCGAGATCATCGACGAAGCGTACGAGCGCTGTGGTGTCGACGGCGCCAGGACGGGGTACGCGTTTAAGACAGCGCGGCGCTCTTTGTCGCTGCTGCTCATGTCCTGGGCCAACCTTGGCATCAATCTGTGGACCGTCTCCGAGGGGAGTATTCCACTCGTGCAAGGCACCGCCACCTACGACCTGCCGCCAGACACGGTGGACCTGATCGAGCACGTCGTGCGCACAGGCAGCGGCACGCTGCAGTCGGACCTGAGCATGTCGCGCATCAGCGTCTCGACATACGCCACGACACCCCGCAAGACGAGTACGGGCCGCCCGGTGCAGTTGTACATCAACCGCCAGTCCCCAACGCCCACCGTCACGGTGTGGCCCATCCCCGACAGCAACGTCTACACGCTGGTCTACTGGCGCCTGCGCCGACTACAGGACGCTGGGCACGGGGGCACGACGCAGGACGTGCCGTTTCGGTTTTTGCCGGCCTTGATCGCAGGCACTGCGTACCATTTGGCGCTGAAAACACCCGAAGGGGCTGCACGGCTGCCGTTGCTCAAGGCGCAGTACGACGAGGCGCTGGCCGATGCCATGGCCGAGGATCGCGAGAAGACGCCGTTGAGACTTACGCCCGGTCCGGGCTGGATTTGATGGCCACGCAGTTTGCCAACGGCGCCAAGGCGATCGGCTTTTGTGACCGTTGCGGTTTTCGCTTCAAGCTGCGCACACTGCGCACGGAGACGGTGCGTGGCAAGGCCAACAACCTGCTGGTGTGCGCGAGCTGCTGGGATGCAGATCACCCACAGAACTTCCAGGGAATGGTGCCGGTGAACGACCCGCAGGCGCTGCGCAACCCGCGCCCAGACCCAGCACTTGAGGCATCGCGGCAGATACCGGATAATCCCTGAATCGCATGGGGCGCGAACGCCCTCAAGGAGCCGAGATGAAAGCCAAACACGCCGACATGGCCATGGACAAAAAGTCCGTCAAGACCGCCGTTCACAAGCACGAGGCGAACATGCACCCGGGCAAGCCCAAGACGGCGCTTGCCAAAGGCGGCACGGTGCGCGGCTGCGGTGCGGCTGTGAAGGGCACCAAGTTCTCGCGTAACGGCTGATGAACTACGCAGAGCTGTCGGCGGCCGTCGCGTCGACGACCGTGAACGAGTTCGCTGCCGAGGACATGGCGCGGTTCGCACACCTGGCGGAGCAGAAGGTCTACAACGCCGTGCAGTTCCCGGCGTTGCGCAAGAACGTCACAGGCAACCTGACCCCTGCGGGCCCGTACCTCACACTGCCGCCGGACTTCCTGTACCCATACTCGCTGGCCGTCGTGCTGCCGTCGGGGGAGTACCAGTTCCTGGTGGACAAGGACGTGAACTACATCCGTCAGGCGTACCCAGGGCCAGCCTCGACCGGCGTGCCGAAGTGCTACGCCGTCTTCGACCAAAACACGCTGATCGTCGGGCCCACCCCTGGGACCAACTACGCAGTGGAGTTGCACTACGGGTACTACCCCGAGAGCATTGTGGCAGCGGGCAACACATGGCTCGGCGACAACTTCGACTCCGCGCTGCTCAACGGCATGCTCGTCGAGGCCGCGCGCTTCATGAAGGAAGAGGCGGATGTTATCGGCATGTACGTCAAACTCTTCGACGAGTCGTTGATGCAGCTCAAGCAGCTGGGTCAAGGGCGGCTTATGACGGACACGTACCGCACACCACGCACGCGGGTACCAGTATGACTGACAGGCTAACGCGGAAAGAGGCCAAGGCTATAGGCGCTGCGCGGTGTTTTGGTTCTCTATGCCGCAAACACCCTGCGCTAGATGGCGAGAGGTACGTGTCCGGCGCGTGCGTTGAGTGCGCACGCAACACCCTTACGGAATCCAGACGCAACAACCCAGAAAGAGTAAAAGCGCACGCTAAGAAAAGCTGGGAGCGATTTAAACAAGACCCTGCGGCAGTCGCGCGGAAAAAACAAAGCGACGCGGCATACGCCAAAAAGAACATAAAAAAGATTGTTGAGTACACCAATAAGCGCCGCGCACTAAACCCAGAGGTGTTTCGGCAGTACGTAAAAAAGAGCAAGCAGCGTAACCCGTCGCAGGTTCGTGCGAACACTGCAAAGCGCAGAGCGGCCAAAATGTTTCGTACACCCATGTGGTTGACCGTCGATGACCACTGGGTGATGCAAGAGGCGTACGCGCTAGCGGCGTTGCGCACCAAAGTGTTTGGTTTTGTGTGGCATGTTGACCACATCATTCCGTTGCAGGGGGATAGGGTTTCTGGCCTGCACACGCCAGAAAATTTGCAGGTTATCCCATGGCGTGAGAACATACGTAAGGCGAACACGTATGACCCCACGTCGCTCGTGCAAGAGGCTTTCCAAGACACATACCGGACACCGCAGACGCGCGTGCTGGTCAACTGAAAGACGAACATGGCCATCACACAGGCTTTCTGCACCTCGGCCCTGGCCGAACTGCTGGGCGGGGTCCACGACCTCGACACCGACACGATCAAAGTCGCGCTGTACACCAGCTCGGCGACACTCGGGGCGTCCACCACGGCCTACAGCACCACCAACGAGGTGGTGGGTACCGGCTACACCGCCGGAGGCGTCACGCTGACTGGAGCAGTGGTGTCACTGGATGGCACGACGGCTATTGCCGACTTTGACGACCCCACCTGGGCAGACGCCACCATCACAGCACGCGGTGCGCTGCTCTACAACGCCAGCAAGAGCAACAAGGCCTTGGCCGTGCTCGACTTCGGCGCTGACAAGACCAGCACCGACGGCAACTTCACCGTCATCCTGCCCGCTCCGGCGGCGGCGACTGCGGTGGTCCGCTTGGTGGCGGCGTAAGCAGGGGTGTACATGGCCGCCGGCAACTTCGAGCTACAGCAGACACTGGATAACCCAACGCCCACAAGCTCGGACTACTTCGCCCGTGCGGTGGCGACCAGCGGCGACTACGTCATTGTCGGGGCGGAGCGTGATGATGTCAGCGGGTCCGATGCCGGCACTGCGTACATATACGCCCGCACCGGCACATCCTGGGCACTACAAGCAACCCTGAGCAACCCATCACCTGCTGAGGCTGACTACTTCGGGTATGCCGTCGCAATCAGCGGGGACTACGCCGTT